CCTTTTCACCGCCTATGTCTTTCGTATCAAACTCTTCAAGAGCCTTATAGATAGCTGCAACGATCTTAGCACCTTCAAGTGCATGGGCTTGTGTAGTACCGATGTTGACGTTAGCGGTATAAATTTCATCATCAAATTTAGTTCCAAAAGCGGCTGTAGCTTTGGTAGCGTTGGTTATGCTTGCAGCTTTCGCAATGATACGCGCTACGTTGCGGTCAGATACGTTAGCTAATGCGCTGCCCGACTCTTTAGAGTAAATGCTACGCACATCATAGTGATTCATAGCTTCGTCAATCTTTGCAATGAATTGAGTGCTAATTAATAAATCATCGACAGTTACAGTGCGTTCGCCCTTCTTGATTTGATCTGCTTCAATCATAGTGCCAGGAATGTGATACTTTGCAGAACCAGTGCCAGTTAGAGGGAAGGATGCAGACTTACCATTAGAAATGGTACGGGTGCGGTGTAGAGGCATGAAGACGTTCTTTTCTTCGTATGCAGTGAGGACTTCACCAGCATATAGCTTAAGGAATAATGAACGATCATCTCCAGAAGCGTTAGTTTGGCCCAAACGTGAGGGTGATTGATGTGGTAATGCCATGTTATATGTACCTAAATGTGTATTAAAAGTGTATTAAAGTTGTTGAGTGTTTCGATGTTCAGACTCAGCTACTTGTCACTTCCTTTCCCATAGAGATTGTCCTCCGCAGAGGGTCAATAGATACTTGGAGCAAGTTAGTTGCATTGTTTTGTTTATTGAAACGAAAAAGCCCACCAGAGGCCGTTTAGTGCTTGGTGGGTGTAAAGATTGCGGAGACAGAGAACCTACAGGACGTTACTTCTTGATAATTTAGAAGCAACCTGCTGTCGGTATGCAGAGTCAGTGCTGTACCTTGGGTCACGCATTGCTGCGGTCAGTTGGGCAGCAGAATCAAAGACCCCACCTGTTACGGATTTAGTCTCGCCCATGACGAGTGATGGTTCACTCCCGTTAACAGAACGGTACTGTGCTTGTAGACCCTGAATAGCTAGATTTGCTGATTCTATGTTTCCACTGTTTACTGCATTGTTAAAGGCATCAATGGATGCTTCATTTAAACTTTCAGAAGCCCAAGTAACCATATTTTCATACGCTTCTTGGCCTCCTACCTGTTCAAAGGCTTCTTGTTGCATCTGTTCAGCCACCGCCATTTGACCATCTATAAATTGGTCAACCATAGAACGGGGAATACCAGCTTCTATTAAAGAATCGTAAGAAGCTTCAGTTAGTCCACCTAGCTCTGCGAACTCTTGGGATAAGGAATCAAAATCAATACCTTCCTCTTCAAGCCCTTCAACTATGTTTTCTAACTCTTCTTCTTCTAACTCTTCTTCTTCTAACTCTTCTTCTTCGTCTTGAGAGCCTAGCTTCTGTTCTAGGGATTCATAAGCTTGCGCCATATCCTCAACACTGTTGAACTTCTCAGGTAGCCATTCAGGGCGGTCGGACACATCAGGATTCTCAAGACCTTCGGCCTTTTCTAACATATCTAATGTGTGCTGACCGTCTTCAACGGTTTCTTCGTATGTGTTAACTGTATCCATTTTTAACTGTCTCCAAACAGATAATTTATTTAGTCTTTGTTGAGTAAGACTTACCATTGAATTTAAAGGTTTTTTTACCTTCTTCTTTAGCAGCCTTAAAAGCTGTCCCGAAAGACGTTGCTTTCTTACCTGTCTTAGCGTTTAAGTGTCCACGTAGGTCTTTACTACCTGACTTTTTAACGTCATCTTTAGTTGCCGTTGAGTAAGACTTACCATTCCAAGCAAACTTTGACTTACCAGCTTTCCTAGCTGTCCTAAATGCAGTGCCAAAAGAACTTGTTGTAGCTGCTGGCTTCTTAGTTTCTATTTCTTTAAAACCAGAAAATAACTTACCGCCTTTAGGTGGTGCGTCAGCAGAAGCGGCTAATTTCTCCACTGTTACAGCCGCCAGTAGAGGGCTTAACACCCTCCCAAACTTAGCAAACGTACTTAATTTAGAAGCGAGGGTACTGGCTTTACTACCTTTTATAACCGTCTTAGTAGAGCCACCAATGCGTTCACCAGCAGGGCCGACAGTTGATGAGCCTTTAATAATTTTACGCTTAGGTGTCGCTGTCTTAGCTGTCGCTGTCTTATTGCCAGTACCAAACTTAGGGCCACCAGTGCGCCTAACGTCAACTTTAGTCTTCGTAGGGGGCTTACCGCGAGAAGCGTTAACTTTCTTACGTCTGATCTTGGCATTAGTAGAAGGTTTTGATTCAGCACTTAATGTTTTAACTGTCGGCTTCTTAGCCTCTACCTTAGTAGCCTTAACTACGCTAGGTTTAACACGCGAGTCTTTAATAGACTGTAGTAGCTTGCCCTTAACACTGGTTGGTGTGACAGGCTTACTACGCGCACCCTTTCTTAAAGAAGTCTTTAGCTTCTTAGTAGCTACTTTAGGCTTGGGTTTGGGCTTAGTCCGACCATCCTTAAGAGAGCGTGTTAACGCTTTAGTCGCTTTAGGAGTCTCAGGTTTATTACGTAAAGATTTTAAGGACGTAGTTAGTTTGGAAGGTGCTTTTTTTTTAACTGTTGGCTTCTTAGCAGCTACCTTTTTGGTAGTAGGCTTTTTAGCTTCGGGCTTCTTAGCAGCTACCTTTTTGGTAGTAGGCTTTTTAGCTTCAGGCTTCTTAGCAGCTACCTTTTTAGTAGGTGGTTTACCCCTTGTGCTTTTGACCTTAACCTTAGCCTTAACCTCTTCTTTTGCTACGGTCTTACCTTTGCTATTAAACTTAGGTGTTTTCTGTTTTTTCTTAATATCTGCTAGTTGTTTTTCTAAAGCTGTAGCATCAATTTCGGCTTTCTTTTTTGAAGCAATTTCTGCTTCTATCTTAGCAATCAACTGTTCGTCTTCTGTACTAAATGCTAGTGCCATTACTGTTCACCTTGTCCTTGTTTCATCATGCCTTGGGCAATCGGGCCTGTAGCTTTCTCAGCCATAGAAGCCATTAGTTGCTGTTGCTGTTGCTGTCGCGCTTGCTTCTGTTCCTGAGCTTTCTGTTCTGGTGATTTCACCAAGCCAGTAGTATCAATTCCTAAAGACGCTCCAAGTCGATCAATGTAATCGTCTACGTTTAACTCACGTGCAAGCACTTCATTACCCAATGGGGCTAACATCTGAAGTAACTGAGAGAGTTTGTTAAGGTCTTGACCACGGCCTAAAGCTTCCATACCAGTAACGATCTGAGGCTTAAGGGTGTTGTCGGGGAACTTAGGCATCTTGCCGCTTTTCTCCATACGGGAGAGTAGTAGCTTAACTAAGGGGTATTGAAACTCTTGGGAAAGAATTGAATATACCCCACCTAATGCTGCCTCAAGTTCTTGAGCCATATAGCGTACCTCTTCAGCAGTAACACGTTCAGCTTTACGCTGTACTGAGCTATTCATTAGGAATGAAAAGGCCAGCCGTTCAGTAATCTCACGTGCCGTATCCTGTGCTACTCGGAAGTCATTAAACTTCTGAAGTTGTAGTACAGATACATCGTTGGCATCACCTGCTGCTATACCACCATTAGGTGTCTGAGCAATTACTTTTGCTTTAGTAGTACCATTTGGTCGTACCAGAAATAGAACCTTAGCGGCTGCGGCTGAACCTTCGACAATAGCCCTTGTTAGAGTCTCTAGTGAACTTAAGTCACCTATGAACTCTTCAACATAACCACGTCCATAAGATTCACCATCAATACGCACCATACGTAGTGACATAAAGGGTGTTTTATCTAGGGGGAACGAGCCGACAGAGTTAGGTATAACCTGACCCTCAACTTCTTGGTGTACTTCCCACTTCTTACTAATACGCTTAACGCTTGTGTAAAGGTCAACGGACTTGAGTTGTGAGTCGCCTGTTGGTTTGGTCAGTAAATCTTGGACTTCTTTAGGAAGCATAAGAGGACTAACGGTTTCTTTGGTAATAATCTCTAAGACATTACCCATCGCGTCACGTTGACATACGTAACGGTCTAAACGAAATACACGAACACCCCCATCTTTAGGCATGTGGACTAAAACATTACCTGAAACGATAAGTTGCTTTAGAGCCTCAAACACTGGGACACGGATTGCTGTAGCTTCAACTTCTTGCATGGCAGCGCGTTCTATACGTGAGAGTGCTTCTTCTACTTTACCCCTAGCACCTTCTCCACCCGATAGACTTTGAAGGTCAAAGTCATCCATAGTCAAACGGAAGAAAGGAGCATTAGGTGGGAGTAAGGTCATTAATAACTTAGAACTTAGGTTATTAACACCACGCGCACCAATAGATTGAAATGGCGTAGAGTATGTAGATGAACCTGTATGACCTTCGGGGGGCATGAGAGTTGGTATGGTTAATACGGCTGCTTCTCTTGCCCTGCTTAAAAAAGGTGTACGGTCACTTTCGAGTTGTGTATATCGTTTAGCTACTGCTCCTGTGTTTGGTAGCATAGCTAATCATTCTCTTGTGTTATGTAATAATATTTAAGCCGCTAAAACCGCCGCCACTAACAGCAACACCACGGTTTTTATTACGTGTGCTACGTTTACCTTCACGTTGCTTATTCTTTTTAACAGCCAAAAGATTCTTAAGGTTATCTGGTTGGTTAGTTGCTAACGCTGGGCCGCTACTTCCATTAGATGCAGTTGATTGGTTAGAACCTTTAGCTTTTGGTATAGCAAGTTTTGCAGTCTTAGATTCAGCCTTAAAGTTAGCCATAGGTTCTACATTGGAACCTTTAGCATGATCAGAGTAGACCTTCTTAAAGTCTGTGGTTTTGAAAGGGCTAGTGCTATCTTTTTGGTAGTTACCTCCACCTGACTTATGAACCTCACGGCCTTTTTTATTAGCTGCAATTTGTTCACCTTGTACATCACGGCCTTGCTTCTTAGAGCCAAACTCTAATAAGCTTTCTACAGGCTTGTGTACCTCTCCTGTAGAAATTGACTTATAGATTCCAGTAAAGCTTGTATCTTTATCTAAAGAATCTGACTGTCGCCTTGAGAGTTCTTTAAGACCTTTAGAACCCGACTTACCTTCTTTAGCTAGCTTAACTAGCGCAGGGTTAGTCTTAGAGTTTGTAACACCTTTAATAGCATTACCGCTAGAGTCTGTAATATTAGACCTAGCTACGCCAATGCCCTTGGCTTCCTGCTTTGCTGTGAACTTAGCACCCGCCACTTTGTTCTTATTAATAGACTCTTTTGTTGGTATAAAAATGTCTTTTAAAGTTTTTTTCTTAGATGGTTTATCATTGCCTCCCCCCGTAGAAGGTTTACTAGCAGTTGCATCACACATCTAGCCACCTCCCTTTTTACTGTTGGGTATGCTTAAACTAGCCGAACCTGAGCCACCCATGTTTAAGCCTGTGGTGGGTACTTTGTTACGAACGCTACGCTTACCTTTAGACTTACGCTTACGCGCTGCTGAAGGTGTTTGCTCCATATCTGAAAAATCTAAACTAGCGGGAGCTTTAGCAGGGGCAGGTGCCTTTGTTGCAGGTTTAGGTGAACTACCGAATAAACACATTTATGGTCTAATCCTCATTGTTAAAATCGTCTTCGGATAACTCTTTAAGTTTTTTTAAGACACTTCTTTGACCTTGGAGAAACCTAAGTTCTTCTAAGGTAAGATTACCTGTTGGGAGGGTGTCAGGAAATAACTCTTCGAGAGTTGTAAGAAGTCCTTGGGATACACCCAAAGACTTGTTAAGTATGTTTTTCATAAGGGTTTTACTGTAACGGTACGTTAATTCGGAACGCTGTATTTAGCGATAATTACGTCTACTTCATACTCATTCTTCCCTTTCTTCTTTATACATTGACAAGGCTTCTTCAAACCCATCCCACTTAGCTACACCGCATGTTGTCAGACAGGTTAGAAACTCAGAGTCCCGTTCAATCGTCTTAAAGTAATTTTCATCCACTTCAATTAATCTTCCCATATTGTGCCTCGTTGGTATAACTGAATAGCTGTATTTAGATCACAGTCGAAACCTTCCATGATCTCTTCAAACAAAGTAATAAACATCATATAAACCTCACACTAGGTCAACGATTTCACAAGAGTCACCAGAACAAGCTAACGTCTGAGAACTAATCGTAGTATCTTCAATTTCGTAGTCCGATAGCTTTGACCAATCAATAGCCTTGGGCATATTGCCTAAGAACTTCTCATACACTTCCTGAGTACATTGTTGGTAAGGGGCTTGTTGGTAGATGTGTTCAGAGTACGGTAAGAAGCTTACGCCACTCATTTCATCAAAGTTCTTGTAGACATAAGCACCTACCTCTAACCACTCGTCTGCTAAGACGTTAATAGTCACTGAGGGCTTGTGTTCACAATAATGACGTTGATATGCAAGCCAAGTGTCTAGTTGCTGAATAGCCGTTGTGTTCTCTGTAAGAACTGCCTGTTCAGGTGACTTCTGAGGGAAGCTAAACACCACTGTAGTATCAGGTTGATGGGCGCAAGGCTCCCAAGGAATCCCCTGATCTTTCATAAACTGAGTAAGGGGGTCGTTGAACGCACCACGTACTGTCCGAATGTAGTATTCGCTGTGACGCGCATGGATTCCACTAGCAGAGTTAACTAGCTGACTGACTGTGCCACTAGGTTTGACTGCTGTGATTGCTGTACTCACTGTAATGCCTAACTTACCTGCCCACTCTTTGTTAACTTCTACTGATACGGCACGAAGACGTTCTAGTAGTGCAGGTAACTTAGGGTTAGCTGTGGTTGTTAGGGGGTTATCCATAATGCCAGTTAGACTTACACCTAAAAGACGTTCTTCGTTAGTGTTATCCTGCCAAACTTGACGCAGATATGGGAACTTAGTGTAGGTAGCTTGGAGAGTCCCTAGGATGGTAGCTACTGTGATCTTACGCTCAAGGTCTTGCTCAGTATCACCCGAACGAATCACGACTTCAGTAAGATTACAGAATTGGTATGGTCTTAGTATTATCTCGCTGCAAGGGTTTGTTCCAAACTCATAGGTGGCATCACGCCTACCATTTTTAGCTGCTTGGTTCTGTGCAGCCTGTCGGTTAAAGATGCCTCGCTCACCTGTACCTGACTCAACTAGACTTAACCACTCTCGCATGAATGAGGTGGAGTCTGGCTTACTGGTGTAGGCTACTGAGTTGTTCGCTAAGTTACGCTGTCCGTTGGTTTCCCAATACGCACCAGATTTAGCATGGCGCATACGGTCATCACTAAGATTTGATAGGCTAATCATGGCTGATCTACGTACACCGCCAACAACTACAACCTCACCAATCTTACACATAATGTCATGGCATTGGAGGCTAGTTAGTTTCTCACCTGAAGCTTCTTTAAACTTACTAATCACAAACTGAAACAAGTCAACCAAAGGTGCAGGGCCACTAGCACGACCACCGAAAGTCTTAAGCTTTGCACCAGCAGGTCGAACCTGCGTTACGTCCCACTTAGGTATGAAACCTCTATACAAGGAAAGGATTAATGTACGTAGTGAGTATGCCCAACCTTCCTTGCTGTCAGGCACTACGATTCTCTCATCTAGGTTGATGAGGTTCATAGGAACTTCTGGTAACTTGCTAACGTACTGACGTTCAACAGAAAAACCCACACCTGTGCCGCAGAGTAAAATGAACATGGCCTCATCAAAGCTGCGAATATCATCGACAGGTAAGTACGAACAGTTATAACCAGCCGTGTTATCCCGATCAAAGGCTTTGCCTGAACTCATCATGGCTCTCATAGAGGGCATCACGTCTAGGTTATATATTGCCTCACGCAATGCAAAGACTGTTACATCATCCTTGATCTTGGGTAGCACTAAATTATCTACATAACGATCAACAGTTTCGGCCCAATTTTCTCTACGATTTTCTGAATCTAGCCATTTGGCATAGCGACTTGTGTGGATAAATGCTTGGTAGTCGTTGGGGAAGTAATTGTTCATGCTTGGCGGCATTCCTGTTCTAAGTCTTGAATTAATTTATTGATGTAATAGCGGCACTTCAGTAGGTCTTGCATCGGTGTGGCTTTGTGATTGTGTCGGGTTAGGTACTTAATGACGTTACCCTCGCAAAAGTTCATCTCATGGGCGCGTATGTAATCAATAGGCTCTATAGATGCGGTGGTGTAATGAGGTGGTGTGTTTATAAGGTCAACAGTAGGCTCAATGAGTTTCTTCATTTGGATGGTTCCTTATTGATAGGTGGTTGCCACAAAATAGGGGCATTGTCCCAAAGCTCTGCTATGAGTATTCGGGCCATACGTGCGTTCAGTAGGGCGGCTGCTTCGTCACCTTTGTAAGCTTTTAGTACACCTTCCCAAAGACTCTCAGGGGTGCCTCGGTGCTTATCAATTAGCTTACGGGCAGTCACTTCACCGACACCTTTAACACCGTAATAGCCGTCTGTTGGGTCGCCTTTGAGTGCTTGGGTAATGAAGTGTTCGTAAGCTTCTTCTTCAGAGATATGGACAACTTCACCGTCTTTCCAGATACGTGCATTGGGTATGGTCAGCATGTCTTTATCATCGGAGACAATGAGGTACTTGTCAGGGTCTTGGGTTGCTAAGATTCCCATAACATCATCAGCTTCAATGTTGTCTAGGATGACGTGGCTGTACTGTTCTTTAACGAAGTCAAGAAGCGTGTAGAGACATAGAGGTCTGCGGGTAGTCTTACGGTTAGCTTTATACTCAGGGTTAATATCTTTGCGATAGTTTGTTGGGCTAGAGATAGCCACTACCACTTCCTTTAACCCTGTCTCTGCTTTTATTTGCTCGACTTTAGATACAAAGCCCTTGTTAACGTCATCTTCGTAGCAGTGGAGAGTCCATAAACCGTCACCCCAGTGAATAGGTTTTTCGAGTGCTGCGGCTATACGGTACGCTATTAGATCACCGTCTAATAGTAAGGTGTTACGGGACATAGGGACTCTCCAATTTAGTGTACTAATTTAAGTTCAAACTGCTTTTTCTCAGCTTCTATCTCTAAGTCTTCCCTGTACAAAGTGTTGGCAAGCTCTAAATAGTGCATAAGAATTTCTTCGTTATTTGCTATATCTTGGACTGCGGCATATATCGCTGCCCCATACGCGCTTTGCTCGTTTGTAGGTTCACCGTCACATGCACCTTTGAATTTTACTGACGTACATTCACTATTAAATGTTATGATTAGCGATAGGCTTCCTGTTTCCATTTGGGTCACTCCTTTCTAATTTATTAAGAACAGCGATAGCACTGTCAGCGTTAATTTTGAACCACTCGTTCTGGCGACCATCTGCCACTAACTCAAGTTCTTGGTGAACCCGTAACTCGACAATATGACGGTCAGGGACTTTGATATGGTGGTGAAGAATGTATGACCTAAAAGGGTCGCTGGTTTGATACGAGTTAAGGCGGTCTGCGGCATCAACAGCTTTACCTACCTTGACCCATTCAGGCCATGCTGGATTTTTAATGACGTAAACACACCCAACTTTAGATTTTGGGTAATTCTTTAACGAGCTAAATGCAGCATCATTGAATGATTTGTACCGACCTGATTTCCACAAAGGATGGTCTTGTGGAATGTACTTACCGTCAACGAACATACGTTTAGCGTTCTTTTTGTTTAAGGGTACGCACCGCCTCCGCTCGTCAGTCCTTTTGTTTCTTATCCACCACTCACCGTCCTCAAACGAGGTGTTAATGTT